CAATATCAAATCAGAATATATTCTCTCATTCTGCTGTGTTGTCGGTCCTTTAAAGTCAACTTCCTGCTCTGTCTGTGTCTTGCCATAAGATGTTATAGTCATAGTAAGACCACCATCATATTCCTGCTGGATGTTCATCACAGGCACCTTGTAGGCATCTTCACCATCTTCCACAGTAATCATATCCCACGGATCCAGGCGAACATCTCCTAAGGTCTTAACAGATGCACCCCTGTAACTGAACCCACTAAGCTTCTTAAAGATATTATCAAGCCTGTCCTGTGTCATAAATGGATTATCAAATGTAACACCAAGTATTCCACCGCCAGATGTTAAAGTTGAAGAGTTATCAACATTACATGATAACTTTTCCAGATTATAATTGCTTTCATCTTTCTCAAAGCTCATTATCCTTGTCACATCCAGCTTATAATCCACATCTGAATACCACTTAATAACAATAGTCCCTGTTCTGTCAACACATGCAAAGCCACCCACTAAAGAAGCGATATAGCCTATCATTTCCCGGTATGTATATCCCACCGGCTTTGTTGGCACCATAATAGAAGAATCAACATTACTTACATCCACAGGAACACCACAGCCGGCGCTTATCTCATTCAGAACAGATACAGCACTTGCAGGATATGTAAGATTCGATACATATAGCCCTGTTGTTTTCATCATTCTGTCATAAGCTGTAAATGTTGTAGTTGCCTGGTCATTTGTTGGATGTTCAGCAGTAAAAAAGCCAACTGGAATATACTCATACTTTCCACTTGGCAGCTTCAATCCTATCTCTATCGGTATCTCTGTATTCTCAAACAGCTCATCTATTCTCTTAATACTAAGTTCAATCTTTGCCGACACTGCAGATCCTAACTGCAGGTATTCTTCACTACTGCTTGATGTTTCATAGCTCAACTTCTTAAAGTTAGCATATATCCACTTATCATTTATCTTAAGCCTGCCTCTGAAGGTTCTTGACGGACTTCTTATCGTTGCCTTAAATGCATCTGTTACATTGTTATACATAGGCTATTCTCCTATCATAAATTCTAATGCTGCCATTTCCTTTGATGTTGGTGTATCGTACTTCTCTGTATCACACATTTCAAGTATACTCATTGGTACCATCATAATCTCAACTTCTATCTCAAGATTAGAGATATCATTAAGCTCCTTAAGCGCTTCATTCTTTGTTTTCTCATCTGGGAATTCTATCTCATTATCTTTAAATACATACTCCCCATTCTTATCCTTGACTGCCTTCTCATCAAGGACTTTCTGATTCTGTGCTGCTGCAGTTTCACACTCTGCTATAAGCACCTTTAAATTCTTTGCAATAGCATAATTAAGCTTTACAGGAAAATGTCCGTTAATCCCCTGTAACTCTACTGCCTTGTTTCTTATATCACTAACCTTTAATATTTTCATATGCTCTCCTTACTGCTGAATAATCGACACACTTGCACTTCTGTAATAGAAAATACCATCATCAAGCTCCCCTATTACTTCCTTGCTTAGTGTACCTCTATAGCTTGTTATTGTTATATCCTGTCCATCATCATGGAATGTTATTGGAAAGAATCCGGCGATGAGTTTGTTCTTAATAAGTGCCATCTCATCTTCCTTCAATATTCCCCAATTAATAGATAAGGTCTTCTTTTCAGCAACTACATCACCTAACATTGTTCCGTCAAGTGCTCGTCCTGTTGAAGAAGACCATATAATCTCATCATCCACTTTGATGGACACAGGAGCCGGAAGCTCCTGATTGTCACATCTTAGTATCAATTCATCACATCCTTGTTAAGTTATAATCTCACATTTTCCTGTCTGCTTTGTATGCTCGTTAATCTTATCAACTACATACTTTTTAAGACTCTTTCCATCTAGCTGTATATCAAGATCTAATGTTTCCAGTATCTTAAGGATCTGCTTAAGAATACTTATAGCTTCGGCTAACAGTTCAGCACTAGATGCCATATCTGCTGCCTTTTGTGCCATTTCAAGCAATTTATCCTCAGGTGCAACAACTTCTCCCTGGTGTTTATTATCACCAATCATTGCAAGCTGTGGAGTGTTTGGCTTTACATATCCACCTTCTGCAAGGTATGGAATACTGCCAAATCCAACTTCCGGTAAATCAAACCCGAAATGGTCACCACCTATAACCGGTACCCAGTCAGGTACATCAAAGCTTAAAGCATTCACCCTGCGGACTATCCAGTTAATACCACTTTCTAATCCATCAAGCATACCATTTATAAGTCCGATTACCATATTAATAGGTCCTTTGGCTATGTCTGCAATTAAAGAGAATATTCCACCAAACGCATCCACAATGCCATTCCAGGCTTCAGACCAATCGCCTGAAAATACCCCAGCAATAAAGTCAATCAATCCACCAAATATCTGCTTTACGTCACCAAATATATTAGAAACATTTTGCAAATAAGCATTCATTATATCGCCTATAAAGCCGAAGCTATCTGAAAAATCTATGTTAAAAATATTCTGTAACCAGTTATCAAATGAAGAAAATGCAGACTTTATATCCTGCCATATGCCTTTGAACCAATCACCTGCTTTGCACCATTTATCAGTAATCCAATCCCAACATTTTCCTGCTGCATCCTTAACTACATCCCAATGTTTTACTAATTCGTATATAGCAACTCCTAACGCTGCTAAAGCTACAATAACTAATGTTATAGGACTTGTTAATACAGACATAGCAACACCAAATGCTGTTGTAGCTGCTGTGGCTAACCATGTAGCCGCTGTATGTGCTGCTGTGGCTGCTGTATCTGCTACTTTAGATGCCGTTGATATTCCCCATTGTATGGCCTGAGAAACTAATTCCTTTGTTGCCAATGCCATATTTACAATAAAATCTTTTGCATACATAGCACAAAGCTGAACTGTTTCAAGCTTATCTGCTATCTTAGCTGTTACACAGCCCCAAGTTGCATCCTTAAGTTTACTGAGCAATCCGACAACACCGCCAGCATTCATAAGAAACTCGGCTAAGTCTACCGCTTTCCAAGCTGCTGCAAATGCTCCTATTGTTATCACTATTGCATCAAATGGACGTTGATTATCCTTTATCCAATCAGATATACCATCTAATGCAGATGCCAATCCTTTCAGAACATCAACAATCACTCCACCAGTCCAACTCGCCACAGGCTCAAGGAAATTATCCCAGGCCCACATCCACAATGGCTTCAATGCATCTAACGCGCTATTCAGTACATCTAAACAGCCTGCTAATACATCAAGAAATGCCGGAAGCAAATCTTCTATAGTCCACTTAGCCAAAGGAACAAATATATTGTAATAAGCCCATTCTAATCCAGCGAACAACTTATCTGTTAATGGTTGTGCAGCTCTCTTAAGGTTATCAAGAGATATTATCAGATTATCAAAGGATATTGCTTTAAGTGGCTCTAATGCTTTCTTGACTTTATCTGCCATATCAGATATTGCACTAGAAACATTAGATGTACTTCCACTCACATCTGGTACAAGGTCAACGTTTCCGATTCCTGAAGATGTTCCACCTGTACTACCGCTTGAATCAGAACTATCATCTGTTGGCTCTGTCAACTTATTTATCTGGTCAAAGCCTGCAAGCGACTTTTCTATATCTTTAGCAGTCTTCTTGGCTGCACTTCCTATATCACCTACATTATCCGCTGCGCTGGATGCATCATCTCCTATACCAGCTATATCCGAACTTATCGAACCCATAGAGGTTGATACATCTGCTCCTGTGAGCATTTGCACAAAGCTGGCAAAGCCATCCGCAACCTTCTGTAATCCTGCCAGCAGGTTGTTAAAGCCACGCAGAATAGGTGTAAACAATGCTATGAAACCTTTACCTAGACTAGCCTTTAACTGCTGTAACCTTAATGTAAGTATTCTTGTCTGATTCGCCCAGGAATCCTGTGTTTTAACAAAGTCTCCTGTGGCATTGGACAAAGCACTTGTAACGTACTGATAACGCAGCATTACTTTTTCCTGCTCTGTCATCTTGGCTGTAGTTTTACCGAAGCCGTTATTAAGTGCATACTGGTCTAAGTTAGTCTGAGTCATAATCACGCCCAAGTCTTTGAGCGTTTCAGTCTCACCCGTCCAGATAGATTTCAGCTTTGTATATGCTTCATCCGTACTAAGATTGTAAAATGATGCAACATCACCGGTTAATCCTGTAACATTTTCAGCCATATCAAGTGCCGTCTTACCTGTAATACCCATAGCATTACTCATCTGGCCAAACACACCCATGTACTTCTTAGCCGATAATTCCGATAAGCCGAAGTTAGTCATAGCATTGGAAGCCCACTGGTCTGCCTGCCAGCTTAAGTCCTTAAATGCTGTATCAACAACATTCTGCACTTCTGTTACATTTGAACCTACTTCTATGCAGTCTTTTGTAAACTTAGTAACTGCCGCTATGCTTAATCCTGCAGCTATCTTCTTACCAAGCCCAGAAAAGATAGTTGTTGCCTGCTTAGCTGCCTTATTAGAAGCTCCTGTAAGCTGATTAACTATCTGTGAGCTGTCTATGCCAAGCTCCAGAGCTATCTGTCCCACTGTATCTGACATTCCCCCTCCTTTCTGGCACGAAAAAAACTGCCTACTTCTTTGAGTAAGCAGCCTTAAAATCTCTTTGTAATCGTGTCCAATATTCTATATACTGTGGTGTTCCCACCATTTTCCTATTACGCTTCAGAAGCCAGTCATCATGTATCTTTTTCTGTTCCTTAGTAAAGCTATTGATAACCTTAATATCTTTCTCTGCCCTTATACTTACTACTCTTCCAAGTGGTGTTTCAGGCATTATTCCTGATAATAAAGAACAGAATTCAGACCATGACATATCATCATCTGCACGTAATCTTATACCATACTGTGACAGGAAGCTTGACTCTATCAGTTCCCAGTCATCCCATAGGTCATAGTACGTGTCACTTTGAGGGTGTATATTCCTCACCGTATGTTCCTGTGGCAACGCTCATAATCGTATTGTACATTTCCTTATACTCTGGAAGTGGTAAGTCCATATCTTCAATCTTATCAGCAGCTTCCTTACCAACAAGCATTTCAAGAGCCTTTACCATAAATCCAATACCATTATCACCATCTTCATTGACTTTCTTTTCTGCCTCACTAGCCATAGCCTGTACACATAGAATGTTATTCTTTCTATTGTTAACGGTTACAACCAGATCCTCTGTAATACGAATCATTGGTAACTGGTTAGTAATCTTCATAGATATATCTATTACTTTAAAATCTGTTTTTGCCATTGTTCAAATCCTCACTTTCCTTATTCCTGATTATATTCTATATATGTTGGTTTTCCGTCTGACTGTGCTTCCCATTCAAGTGCATCAATGCTTGTTGAATCTCCACCAAGAGATGTTACGTTGATAACCGCCGGTATAAGAAGCTGATCAAGATTAGGAAAGATAACCGATACCCATGTATTACAATCCTGTCCTGTCTTTAATGCCAGGCTTGCAATATAATCATTACCTTCATCACCATAATTACGCTTACCACCCATAGCCATGTTAAGTGACTTACCTGTTGTGAGTCTTCTTGTCCAGCCCGCCTGATCCATTGGATTCCATTCTTCAATAGTTCCATCCACGGATATGCTTAAGCTCTCTGCATCTTTTACAACCTTTGTTTCTACTGTTTCCGGTGTATCTGTACTCTTTCTTCCTGTTATACATACACCGAACTGAATTGTATGTACCGGATTTACACCTTCAAGCGGAGTAGCACCCGCATTATATCCGGCTAATTTAGTATTCTGTGCCATACTTCTACCTACCTTTCATAATAAATATCTAATTCTATTACACACTCAAAGATACCATTATCATCTGTTCCTACATCCACAGGCTCATCAACCAGCATTTTAGTGAAGAACACCTTAGTATCATTGATTGTGATATGGTTCATATCCCTAAGCATATTGTAGAGCTGTTCTGCGGTCTTCTCTGTGTCTCTTACACTCGTGTTCCAATGAACCAATATGCTTACAGACTTAACACGATAAGAGCTGTTATTTAAGCCGCCTACCGCCATCTGCACAGGTCTTTGCTTGTTATTATTGTAAACACCTATGCTCTTATTCTTTTTGTCGTCTAATTTTCCGCAATACACGTTAGTATTGTCTGCAATACCAAGACCTGCTATATAATCTCTTACATCACCTATTCCTAACATCACAACCCCGCATTCCTCTTATACAGCTTAGCAAAAGCATTCTTGGCAAAATTCTGTTTCTTACCGCCTTTAAGGTAATCATCAAGCCATCTGCCTTTTGCATTGGCATTACCCTCGTGCCTCTTACCGCTTTCATCAGTCCAAGGTGACTGGTGGAAGTTGTATTCCGGATGATAGTACAATCTTCTTGCATAAGGCGTGCTTGATATAAGCTTCACCTTACCATTTGCAATATCCTGTGTGTATACAAATGTGCTCTCATTCTGTAATGTACCTGTATCTCTAGGCATTACCTGACTTTGAACTACATTAGTGTGTATTGCCTCTGCTGTCTGCACCAATGACACCTGTGCTGCTGCTGTAAGCTTCCTTACCATAGGCATATTAAGCTTAACTGTTGACTTAACATTCTTTGCCATTACATCACATCCAATCTTACATAATTAACTGTACCATCCGGATTACGACACTTCGTACCCTTGTATATATGCCTTGTTACACCGAACACCTTTATATCACCTTTTGTAATAACAGGAAGCTCCGGTGCAATATCTCCAGGTATCAAAGCACATCCTTCAAGTTGTATAAGAACCTTTTCTGCTGTTAATACTGTCTTACCGCTGTCCTGATAGTTACATAAGCCATCCCATATAACAGGCTCAAGAGGCTCTCCATAGACATTCCTGCCTTCCTGCTCTATCTCTACATGTATTTCTGTCTTACACATACTCTTTAATATCAAGCAAGGGTATCTCATACTCACACCCCCAGACTTAAGCAGCACAAGCCTGTCTGACAAAGCACCCGGTATGTATCACGCTTTACAGCAATTCCATTCTGCACAAGAACATTCCAACTGCTGCCAAACTGCATAGATACTCCATTTACTGCATAATTCTGCAAGACACAATTAATCATGTCTTCATTCTCATACTCAAAATCAGCCATATCGCAGCATACATCTATGATTATTGCCTGCTGGAACTCTGTCAGATTATCAAAGCCTCTTGATGTTATACGATTAAAAGTAAGCGAGTCGATATGACGGCTCGCCTGCTTTAACCTTTTTCCTATCTGCTCATCCGGAATAAGATTATGCTCGCTCAGGTACTGCTCTTTACTTGCATATACCTTCATAGGCTTACTCTTCTTTTTCTACTTCTTCAGCTGGATCCACATCAACGAATATGGAATCGATATTACCATCCTTACCATTTGGGAATACGAATGTATCACTTAACTGGCGGTTCTGGTAAAGGTATCCGTCACCTTCTGTATGTGCTCCTGGTGCAAAGTAATAGATTGATGAAATCTTAGGTACTGTCTTGCATGTCTGACCACAGGCTACAAGAACATTAATCTTGTGAGAACCCTGAACAGTCTTCTCATAATATCCTGTTGTTTTAGGAGTAGATGTAGGCTTAGCAACAACTGTGTACTGTCCTTCACCCTTCTTCTCATAATATGTCTTACCTTCTGTCTTACTTTCGTCTGTTGTTAACACATACTTAGACTTAAGTGGTGCAAAACCACCCTCTTCAACATCCCAGTCGAATCTGTCGTAGAATCTTTCATCATCTACAACTTCCATAAGAGTTACACCATCAATATCTGTCACTCTTGTCTCGATACCAAGACCGCCTTCTGCAATCTGAGTCATCTCAATCTTGCGTGCGAACTCCTTAGACATCTCCAGATTATCCATAATATCTGATGATACGTACATGAGAAGACTTCCGTTAGCCTTATATCTTCTAAGCTTTCCCTTTGCAAGGATAGCCTTTAACTTAGAGAATGTGTTCTCTACTGTGTATTCTGTACCTGCTGTTTCAGAATGATATAAAGCTGTCTTCTGTGCTGCCTGTGCAACCCTGGAGAAGAATAATGCATCTGTCTCAGGAACAACCTGTGTCTGTTCAAAGATACGTGAGATATTCTGGATAGATGCTGTCTGATTAGTTTCATCAACATCTGCCTTATCTACCATAAACTGAACATCTCTATCGTGAGTTACTGTATAAGGAACATCCTTCTGGTTATACTCACCTGTGTTCCAGCCACCTGTTCTCTTGTGGTTCTTATAGCCACTTACACTCATCTGTGTGAAATGAAATGTCTTAGCATCTAACCATCTTACATTAGTTGTAACAAATGGTGATGTAAGTGTGCCCTGAATAAGAATTGCTAATAATTCAGGACTCCACTGTTCTGCATAATTTAAATTTGGCATATTATTTTACCCTTTTAACCTTTCTTAATTGAATCTGTTCCATCTCTTTGTAGGAACATTTACATTGCTACCTGCAGAAGACTGCTGGCCATTAGTCTGCTGCCCTGCGCCAATCTGGAATCCCTCATTGTTCTCTGTGCTTGGCTTAAGTGCAGGTACATCCTTAAGAACCTGTTCAAGTGCAGCTTTAACATTGTCCTCTGATATCTTTCCATCTGTGCCCTTTGCCTTGCTGAAATCAGCCATCTTAAGCACATATGGAAGTGTCTTGGCATTAATACCAAGTGTCATTGCTACCTGTGTAGCCGCTAGCTCTATACGAGCCTGTTCAGCATCTTTCTGCGCTGTTGTTACTTCATTCTGAAGATTAGCATTAGCGTTCTGTTGCTGTTCTACCTGCTGCTGTTTATTCTGCTTAAATGTTGCAATAGCCTGGCTTACTTCCTCCTCGGATAGTCCCTGCTGCTGGAAATAGCTTTTAAGCACAGCATTTTCTTTCTTGGCAGTTGCGGTGTCTAACATGCTCTGTATTTTGTCATAGTCAATTCCAGCCGCCTGCTGATTATTCTGACCCCCCTGCTGTCCTGCCTGTCCGTTGTTGTTGCTTCCAGCGTTCTGGTCGCCGTTACCATCTCCGCCCTCAGCGAAGAACTGTAAATTAATAGGTAATGTCTTTCTCATCACTCTATCTCCTTTCTTCCGTTTACCGCCCGTCGGCATTTTCCTAAAGTTTAGTGCCATTAAGTTTTGGGCATAAAAAAAATAGGCACACACAGCTTATTTGCCATGTGTGCTTAATAACTAATATTAAATTCTGTTGCACCGGTGCAACTTATGTATAAAAATAACAGCTCTATGACTGCTTATTTAATCTAATCTTCAATTCTCTTAATATCATATGCTACTGCACACTGATGTTCTATTTTACAACCTCTAGCCTTATCCCAGTCTTTAACAAAATATACAACATCCGCCTGTGATAGAAGTTCTATTGATTTTCCTAAAAACCACAATGGCTTAGCTTCTACTGGTGCTCCTTCAAAAAAAGACTCTATAACTTCTACTTTCTCACCTAATAGCAGCTCTGCATATTCTATTGCCTTTTTCCTTGTTTCTTTTATTTCCTCGTCTGTTTTACCTGCCATAGGCTGGCTAATAAATAATTTTTTCATACTGTCTTGTCCTCACTTTCTTAAAATTGGGTATAAAAATACCACCAATCTATCGACTGGTGGCTGTTAATCCCATATTATTTCTGGTCTTGGCATTTTCTTTGGCACTACTGTTCCATATTTCTCAATTGTATAATCAAAATCATCTTCTATGCATTTCAACAATAATTCAGCATATTCTTCTTGGTCAAAATATAAATCAGGAGGGAACTCTGGAGAATATTTAAAATGATTCACGAATTTTATTCTTGCATCTTTTAGTTTCTTTATCACCTTGCTACCTCCTTCAATTTCTTTTCAAAATACTCTAATGATTTGGGAAAATATTTCTGCATCTCTTTATAATGCACCTCGTCAAATTGTGCTTCAAACATATGTGCAAAAGCTTCCGATGCAATATTTTCTTGATTGTCCCAGTAATCAATACTATGCCCTGCACAACCTTTAATATTCCCTTTTGTTAATCCATCTAATAAGTCCGATACAGCAGAATGTCTTCTTATATCTTGTAAATCATTACTAATTGCTCTATCTACTTTGTCATATGTTTTTAAATTATGCTCTTTTCCATATTTTATTCTATATTGGAATGTGTCCTGTTCTAGTAATTCTTTAAAATGTTCGTCCCTCGATACCATACCAAGTGAATCATCTATCAAATGTCCATGTTCATGATACCAAGTAGTCCCTGCACCTCTTATATTACTCATATCAGCTTTATAATGCATAGATATTTTCTTTGTTTTGGTATTAAAATGTGCAGTACCTTCATACATTGATACATCTATTGTTTCACCGCCTGCATACTTAGCAAATAGGTGCTTAGCGGCTTTATTTCCATGTGAAAACTTTTCTTTAAGAATATTATAATATTCTTTTTCTATATCTGAATCATTCCTTAACTTGCATTTGAATGTACTTAAGTCTGATTCCATTATATCATTCTTCTGTCCATTTGCAACAACATTCTCCCATTGTTCTTTCCTAGCCGTATACACTTTCTTGTTATCTGGATCTATAGAATACTTAGACAGCCTGTCAAACTGCTCAACCATTCTGCCTGCATACTGCTGCTTCTGGTCTTGCTTGTAATCTTCCTTAACCTGCTCAAGCTCTTCCTTGGTAAACTTACTGTCTGGCTCTTCATCCAGCTCAGGGAAGTATGTTGTATGTACGTCTTTGCAATTTGGATGGTACAACCCCGCAGCTATTGCAGATGACATAAGCGGATAAGGACCATCAGATGCCTTACCGCCACTCCACACATCATCTATAAGAATCTTTCCAACAAACGGAATACACTTAGGACAGGCATTAGCACGCTTATTCATAATAACTGTACTAATTCCCCAGGACTGTCTCATCTCTCCCTCTCCGGTTAGATATGCACGCTTATTGGCTGTCTGAATTGCCATCTTAGCATAATCTTTCATAGTATGCCTTGCGCCATTCGCATATTCAATACAGTTGATACCTGCTTTAAGGAAATCCTTTGTCGCCATATCAACTGCCTTCTCATATGTTCCTGCACCCGTATTCGCATACACCTGAGCATTGAATATTATCTGCCGGTATTTATCTTCCGACATTCTAAGCATTGCTTTTTCCGCCCTGTTAAAATCTGACTTCGTAGCTTTAATCAGGGCATTAAGCTTTCTTGTGTTAAGCTTGAAAAAAGCACCCTCAGTGCCTTGTGACACCTTGGATGCTTTTAATCCCTTTTTCAATGCTCTTAATATCTTCTGTTCCTGCTCTGTGCCGCCTGTCTGCCTTGCTGTAAATATCATTGCATCAATTGAACTGTTTATATCGCTGAATCTACCCGCAAAACGTGTCTTGTTATCTGCTTTATATTTTTCTAAGGCTTTAAGCTGTTCTACCTGCCATTGTGTCCAGTTGAATCCAAGTTCATCTTCTTCAGCTCTGTGTCTGTCAAGATTTCGTATCATAGAAGCAATCAGCTCATCTTCTATGGCTCTAAAGGCTTTCTCTATGTCATATTCTGTATTAAGTGCCATAAGCTACCTCACTTGTTATCAAAGCCTGTAAAACTGTTATCAGCACCATCAACTGCGAAGCCATCTGCCTGCATATTAAGTGCCGGCTCTTCCATATCAGATATACCCTGTTCAGCCTTAAGCCTTGATATCTCTTCCTGCTTCCATTCATCATCCTTGGTATCTCCATACAACTCATCAACAGATGCCTCTATGCTCATAATACCGCCCTGCTTAGCCTTGCTTACTGTCTCTACCTGACTCTCGAACGAAGGGTTAGCGTACTCACCAAATGTAACATCAATATCTATATCCTTAATAGCTGTCTTATTAAGCGTGTCTATGGCATTAAATGTTGCTGTAACGAGCTTTGGAAGAACCTTCTGAAGCCGCTCTACAATGTTATTTCTGCTGTAAAGCGTTGCTTTCTCTTTCTCCCTCTGTGCATCCGCATTATCCAGCTTCTTAACATCTATGCCTAATGTTGATGGGCTCATAATCCCCTGTAAACAAAGATCCAACGCTGTGATATATGTTGCAAGATAGCTTTCGTGTGGGATATTGCCCTGTACAAGCTCTATCTTATTAACTGTACCTTCTGCCATGCTGCCATCTGTTTGTATATATGCATTATCAAAAGCATTAGGCTTTAGCACTTTTCCATCCAGGGGATTCCTTGGTAACATATTCTCCGGTATATATTCCTTTGTTCTATTCTTCCTTAAGGCATCCATCCATTGTGACCATGCTTCATCCAGCGCATCAAAGTTATCTATCTTTGCATCAAATATGCTCTTGCCTCGTCCTTTATACTTGGCTGACTTATAGAACATAAGAGGAACAGCCATTATAAACTTGTCATTCCAGGTAACATCACTAAGATGTGCCAGCTCCGGTATAACACTTAAATCATATTCCCTGCCGCCTCTTGTAAGCTCATAATGTATGTAGCCTATGCCATAATGTTCAAGTAATACATATTCCTGTCTCTGCACGTTATACACAGTCTTAAACACTATCTCCTTAACTCTTCCCCTGTCCTTGATAATCTCTGTCTTATCACCAGAGTAGAATTCCAATATAGGATACTTGCTAAGGTTCGTATCGAACGATATCTTGAATGCTCCATCACCGATATAAAGTGTTTCTGTTATTGCCTGCTTAACAAGCTCAATGAAATCATTTTCCTCTGCTATCTTATCCCATTCTGTCTGCCTGCTGCCAGCATCTATTAAATTCATATCATCTGTTACTATACTGGCCAGCATATCGCATAACATAGCAGGGAGACCTACGTGTATCTTTCTTATCTCCATACCTATTGTACAGGATGCAGACCAGAACCTTGTCTTGTCACCATCTATCTGGCTGTATAGCTGTGACAATTCTTCACTCTCACCTCTGTACCATATCTTGTTCTTTATGGCATTTCCCTCGTAATCAAGAGTTTCCTGTATGCTTATGGATCCATTAACAGCCGGCTGGATGTGCAGCCACGTTCTTATTCCTGTTTTTATCTTCTCTGCCATACTTGTAAATATGTTCACCTCTCTCACTCTCCTATCTGGAATTATGTCTTGTTCTCTATACCTATCCTGCTTCGATAAGGAATCCAGCCATACTGTACGCTGTTTACCATATGGTCATTGCCATCCTCAGGCTCACAGTCCTTATCTTCAAGCCACGAATACGTTTCTAACTCTGTCTTGTAATTCGTGCACGTATCGACAATATAAAAGCTTGGCTCTCTGCCCTTCTTGTCGTTAAAGGACATCCAGCCAAGCTGTAAGTTAATTCTATCTATTATGGTTACTTTCTTATACGCATTGTTAAATATATACTGGCAGTCAATGTGTTCTCTCTTGTACTTGGCAAACTCTGTTATCGTTGCCTGATCAGCGTTATCTATAAACACATTCTTTGACATTCCACCCCATTCTTTTCTGTTACGCTCCAGGAAGTCTATGTAATTCCTTACTGTATCAGATGGAGCTATTGGTATATCAAGTTCTGCATTGTTATACACCTTTTCATCCAGCACTATCAGCTTGCCCTTGTTTGTTATTCCCATATAAGACATTGCAATAGTATCTGGGCTCTTTGTTGAATATGCTGTATCAAGACCGCTTGTATATATTACAAACCACTCCGTCTGCTTAACGTCATATTCTCGTTTAATAAATGCCTTTGCCTGTTCCTTTGTAATAACATGTCGTTTGCAGAAATTAGAAAAGACTAGACCTGTAGCCTTGCCTCGTAATCCTAATATCTTGTTTTTATATATCTTAGTGCCAGGAGGATAGCTCATTTTTTTCTGTTCTATCTTCTCTGGTGTCATGGATATATTATCTTCAAATGTGAAGAACCAATATACCCAGTCTTTAATAGGCTCACAACCGTTAAGGTCCTTCCATATCTCTTCCGGCACATCTGCCTTGTACTTATCAATCGGTCTTGCGTGATTGATGTACTCTGAATATATGGGTAATGTAGGTGCATCCGGATTAAGTGTACCTACAAAGTATTCAGAACGTCCGAATATCTCTCGTATGAAGTCTATATTAGCTGTATTGCACTCATCTACCCACACACATCCAAACTGTGAACCCAAGGCATTCTTCCACTTGCTGGCATTATCGTAACCGAGAATATATATTATCTTGGTACTGCTGCCAGTTTTGAATTTAATATGCGGAAGTTTATTTTCTTTATCGCCATTACCACAGTATTCAAGATTGGGAAATATCTGCAGCAATCCCATATCAGCATTTATTATATTCTTCTCAATAACACCTGTTGTATTACCGGCTATAACATGCAGCTTCATATCTGATTCAGCTACATTCATAATGAACTTAACAGCTACTGTTGTTGTCTTTCCGGATGCAGTTGAACCCTCTAAGAACTCTGCTCTTGCTGGTGTGTCTATGTAATCCCAGTACTTATCACTTAGAAGCATCTGGCTCACCCCTTGCTTTACGCTGTGCAAGAAGCTCTGAAAGCTCGCTCCTGGTTGTATCGTTTACATTGGCTTCTATCTTGTCTGTAAAGATGCCTAAATGCTTGCCAAGAAGCTCTAAGGCCTTAACCTTGTCACAGGACTTAACTTCTAATCCATCTCTACCCTTCTTGATAACAGCAAGAGCTCTTTTCTGTTCCTCTGTAAGTTCTTCTGTAAGCACCGGCTCTACTGTTCTATACATAACAGGCTTACCATCTTTATCCAGTACATCCACAAATGCTCCACCCGCTTCTACTTGCATCTTCTTTTCAACCACATGTGCATAATCCGCATTATTAGAAAAAGCTATCAAGGCAAGCTCCTTGATAACTCTCTCCTGGGTTATCTCTGTACTCCTTGATAGCTCTTTTTGTCTTTTTGCTATATATTCCTGCACCTTAACATTTCTTAACAGTCTTGATGCTGTCTGTTCTGCTGTTTTCGGTGAATACCCTGCCCTGATAGCTGCCTGTGTGGCATTGAGGTCTATAAGGTATTCTTCACAGAATCGCTTCTGTTTATCTGTTAATGCCATACAATCAGCTCCTTTCTGGCATAATAAAAGACCTCATTTTAAAAACAAGGTCTTCACACTATATTACTTATTTTTTTTATAATATTTATCGTATTCAATTTTATTACCAACAAATTCTATTACTGACACTATCATAACAGCTATATCTAATGCTGTCAGCGTGCCAGCAAATATACTTTGTGCTAAATTAATACTTGTCAATACAATAACAAAAAAATATCCTGCTACTTTCCAAGTTGAAACTGCATCATGTTTTTTATCTTTAGAAAATATCTTTATACCTCCTCCTACAAAAGCCATTATAAATACGAAAATTAATACAGATAAAAATGCTACTTTCATAAATATCCCTCCTTATATATTTTATATATCGTCAGGTTGCTTATATTTCTTAAGAGTTATTAAAAAAGACACCAGCCTTAAGCTAGTGCCTTACGATATGGAGGTATACACCCTTTTATTAATGTTAGGAGAATGGTGCTAGCTCTCACCAGCACCACCGGGGATATTATTGAATTCAGACTTGCGTATGTCTGTGAAACAATGCACCTTACATCTGTTCCACGATAAATATTACCACACATAAAACGAACAGAACGAACAAAACGAACAGACTTTTATTTTTCTTTCAAAAATCTTTCAACAGCCATCCTGCATCCATCTGCAGTATAATGTTTCCCCATACTGTGTGCAACTTTTATCCAGGAATATTTGTTAATGTATCTGTACGTAATCATCCTCCTCATAGTGCTGCTCTTTATCTGGTATATGTAATGCTCTGCAAGTGCTATCTGCTGTTCTATCTTCTCCAGAACATCTTCCTGCTGCGACTTTCTTAACATCAATAATGCCATCTGAGTATCATACTCCGAATATGGGAAACCTTCTATCTTGAAATGCTGCTTGCCACCATTTCCGCCTGATACACTATCTATTACAGTATATCCTTCCTGCTCCATCTTACTTATCCTTTTCTCTATCTGAGATATAGATTCTTTTAATGATTCTCTCTCCTTTACCAAGTCTTCATACTGTATCAATATTTCTTTGATATTGTACTGTTCTTCCACTCACTACACCTACCTATCTCTCGTACTTCTGTTCTGTGCCATCCGCCATCTTTACTGTTATTTCTAATGGATACCCATTAGCGTTATTACCTGCACTTAAATAACGTGCCTTTATTATTTCCAATGGCTTACAATGTCCCTTTTCACAATGCTGTGCTTTAGTTTTATCATTATATTCTGTTCCACATATCTCACATATGTAATGTTTAACTTCTTTCAATATAATTACCTTCCTTTCGTCTCTCTCCACCAAGTAAAATCCCAGCCATTATTATTTAACTGCTGCCATATATGATTACCTTTGTAGTATGCCTCTCCTTTACTTCCGTTCCGTCTGTAAATCTGATATATTCCTGGCTCATCTGGTTCTACATCATAACAATTATGCCACCCTCGGTTTTCCATCTTTTCTTTAAATGTCATACACTCTTCAAACTTTAACTGACCTATACATTGTTTCATAACTCTCTCATTGCCTGTATTCTACTATCGTCCATATTTGTTACCTGCCTTTTTATTATCTTAATTGCCCTTTCTAAACCTCTTTGAAAACTATTATCATATTCTGTATCAAGGCATGGACTTACTTCTTCAACATACCTGTCAAAATCTGCATATGAAAGTTCCCTCTCTTCTTTCAGTTGCCTAATAACCTGATCTATATCATAGGCTGTTGGCTGCTCATCTATATCACGGCAGAAAGCATCTATTATCTGTCTTGCTACATCTCTGCATTCTTCACTTTTAAAGAGGTTTGTTGCATCTCGAAAGCCATTCTCTATATATTCTTTAAAAGCATCTGCATCAATTAATCTACTCATTGTAAGTCCTCCTGTTTCACAGCTACATCATACTTTTCTTGACTAGTAAGCAGCTCCTGTAATTCAGCATTACAATCAACACAGTCCACGTTGTACTTATGTTTCGTTATTTTATCTATAAAATAGTTCTCCATTTCCTTTTTAAATTTATCCGCATCAATTAACCTCATCTTCAACACACTCCTGTATTCTGTAACTGCTCCTGTGCCAGCTTGAAAGCTAGCATGTATAAATCCAATATACCTGTTTCAGTCTTTCCTATATCATATGCAAACTCCCAGGCATCTGGATTAATTTCACTTAATGCATCATATCCGCTCTTACCTATACCTGTTGTATTACTAAAATCTACAAGAATATCATCAATAATATGTGCCCGTCTTTCTTCTTCATCCTCTTCATACCAGTATCTATTAGATTCAGTTAACCAATCTCCATCGTCTGCTGCCATTTTAATTAACTCTTCTCGGGCTTTGACTTCATCATATGCATATATATCTCTGCTATGACAGTCTATCTTTTCTTCAAAATATCCAACATCATTAACAAAATCTGAAAACTTTTCATAGATCATATTGTTGTAGTTTGAAGCTATAAGCTCACCCAAATCACCGCTGATATGTAGTCTGCAATAGTCTTCTTCTAAAAGAAATCTAATCCTGTAAACTGAAGTGTTCGGAGCTTTAAAATCAAGGATTTTAATATTTCCGTAATCTGTTAATGTGGCAATGTGATTTTTAAAATGCTCTTTCTGTTTCTCTAAATTCATATACTACCTCCAATCTTCCGGCATAGTCACCTGCGCATTACAATCCTTAATCAGCATTATTGTATTTGTGCTTGGTATCCAGTTCTTTACATACTCCACAGCTTCCTCGTATTTAAGCCTTGGTGTATTAGCTCTTGAATTGACATTAAAGTAATCCTTATAATCGTGATTGATTTCTGAGAACACCTTCCTGCCTATCTCCCTATATGCATTAGACTTCTTTCCACCTACCAGTTCTATAACCCTTGATGATATAAGCTCACTCAAACTGTGCTGCTGTCCATAATCTATGTTCATAGTGTTTTCTAACTTTGTAACCCTGTCAGAGACATCATCTATCATACCTAACTGTATTCTCATCATTTCCTGTGTTGAAAGCGGCTTCTGATAACTTCCTTTCTTTCGTATGCTTGGAAGCACCTCTGATGTTATCCATTTCTTGAATTTCTTTGCACTTGATAATTTGCTGCTAAGAATTAATGAATATAGTCCACTCTCATTGATTGCTGTTATTCCTCTATTTGGAATTTCTAATGTAACTTCTGGTGACTTTTGAATTAATCGCCTGTCATCTGCATCAACATTATCCTGTAATGCCTTGCGGTCATTAGAATATCCAAGCGCCATTGTGATATCTTTTCCGATAAACCACACTTCGTCATCCAGTACAAGTGACCTTATCTGTCCGAACTCATTGTTGTTAAATATCTGTAGTTTCATTCTCCTTATACCTCCAATATTCTTTCACAGGTGTTTCGTCCTTCCTTGCTCCTGGAATTATGAAACACAACCTGTTGTATGTCGCTGCTGTGATTAGTTCTGTACCATCTGCGTAAACAAGCTTCATCTGCAGGTCATATCGGTATCCCAGCTCCTTAGGAAATGTATCCGGGATTCGATTCCACTTTCTCTCCTCCGGTTCTTTATCCAGGAACTCATATATGCTCATCTGACCTTCACACTCATATCCATCTGCCATATCAGCACCTCCGTTCTTCATCATCAGACCTTATGTGGAATTCAATACCTGTTTCTGCTGTCATAGCTTCTGCTATATCCTTCCACTTCACATATCCACCAACAAGGCTCTCTGTGTATTCGTTGAATTTCCGGATAAATCTGTTCATACGCTTAGTTCCAAATCCAAAATTATCCCTAAGGACGTATGAGCTCATCAGAAGCACTGTGTCCATTATTGTATGTTTAATTGTTTCTGCAAAATGCTCAAGCTCTGTCTGAGATATCTTAAGTGGTACATCATACGCTTGTCTGAACTTAAGCTCCTCTTCAAGTCCATCTATACCCTTTTCCCTGGCAACTCTCAGGGCATATGACATACCTTCTCTTCGTGCCTGCTCCTCTTTGCTTAACTTAGCCATTACTTATTCCCCGCTTTCCGCTGTGCCAACTTCTTTGCCTGCTTTGCAGCTTCCTCTTCAAGCTGTGCAACACGCATATGGTTATAACAGCAATAATATTTAATTTGCTTATCAGCTTTTCTCTTGTATGTATAACTGTCCATGTTGTACTTCATAGCCTCTATGACCTTTCCACACTTGTCGCATACATAGATCTTTTCAACTGGGAGTGTTCGCCTTTCCTACTGTCTTGGCTTTCTTATCCGGCTTAACCTTTGACTCGGTTGTCTTCTTAGTTGCCTTAATCCTTGGCTTTGCTGCACTTGTTTTAGGCTTGTCCTCGACTTGGCTTGGACTAACCTTTGACTTAGATGGACTAAGCTCAACCGCACTAATCTTGCTCGCACAATCCACAGCTACTGTCTGTGATACTGGATGAATGACAGGATCCTCATCCACACCGCACTCTTTAACCCTGCTCTTAGAATCAGCAGGCTTTGGATCCATACTACCAGTAATGTCTTCCACCATAGCCGTTATACACTCCCTCAGGTTGCTGCTTTTATCTTCCAGATACTTTCCAATCTGGCTCTTTATAAAGTCAGATGTATCTGTGGCTATATCCTTAAGTCCTGGAACATTCTCAAAAGCTGTGTACCCGATATTACGTCCATCTTCTGTCAGCTCCGCCTTGTATAACACCTCTGGATTTATCTCCTCATAGGCAGACTTCACCTGTAAAAGCCTGTCAGTTTCTGAAACAAGATCCTTACCGAACCTGTTAAGATACTCTAAATCTAACATGCATACTCCTTCCGTCAGTTACTAAGCAGCGAATCATAAAACTCATCTGACCGCCGTTCACGCTGACTATAATTTGTAAATTTATTTTTCTTTGCGCACGCAGGCGCTATATTATTTAGTTTTTGTTTTTGTTTATATATGGCTACGGTTTCTCCTACGGTTTGTACTTCGCTTTGTACTACGGTTTCTCCTACGGTTTTCCCTACGGATTTGAAAGTACAAATTTTATATTTATTGGGACTTCCTTTTTTTCCTCTCTGGAATTCTATCAGCCCTGCTTCTATTAATTTATTTCTGTTTTCGACTAACGTAGCCTCTCTTGACATCTGACAACGAGACATTACTCGCTGGTTATCTACTTGTATCCACTCGCACCACCCTGCCATATTATTGATACTTAATAACTTGTAGTACAATAATTGCGCAGCACTCGGCAAGTAATGACTTTCGAGCCACCTTTCAAACCCGTTCAGTTGTTTTATATAGTCGATTCTCTGCTCTGTATTCACGGCTTCACCTCTTCCAGCACCACTTCTATACGTGGATTATGTTTATCTATGAAGAAATGGTCCTCAAAGCCTACTATGTTATTCCATCCGTCATTATCAAGCACCTTACACTTAACAAGTGCATCCTGTATGAACTTATGTGCAACCCCTGCTATATTATCAAGGTCACGCTTTCTGTTAGGCTCATAGAATGTGTATTTAATCCGGACTGGATTATTTATATGGGTACGCTTAAGATTAAGCCTTATAGCGTTAGATATGATCATCTGATACTGCTGCTTCATATCGTTGCCCGTACTATGCCGGTTATGAAAGCTTCTTTCTGCTTTCAGGTATTCGTTTAATCCTGGAAGCGTACCCTTGATTGTAAATGTATAGAGCATTCAGCTCCTTTCCGCCCTGTGGAAGTATGTACCACAGGGCTTGTATGTATTTCTGTGACAACGTAGATGTGTGATATTATAAAGTCACAGATAACTCCTTCCATATCTTTTCCTAAATGCTTCTCTAGCTGGATCATTCTCATATCCATATAATTTATGATAATATTCTTTCTCCCAGGCTAACTGACCAGCAATCTTACTAAGCTTTTCAGCAGCGCTATTATTATGTATCTGCCTAATTCCACCAGACATATTGTGTTCATCATCACATACAGGTATTTTAATGCCATCCTCTTCTGCTAATTCCCTAATTCCTATGCCGAATAATAAATGATGCTCTGTCTGTGTAGGCTTTCCACATAATGCACAATAACCTGAATATCTCGTTACTACACTATCTGTTTTCATCCTATACCTCACCTATCAAATCACTTGACCATATTGGCGCTTTAAGAACCTTTGTATGTTTACAATAATCACATTGCTCACACCTTATAGGATCTATTTCGTTATTCTTAAGTGCTAATATCTTAGGTACATTACTTTCAACCTCTGCTAAAGCCTCATCAAGAAGCGACTGCTCACATGCTATAACCTGTATATCAGGCTCTTTTTCCTTTGATACTGCAGCTATAAAGAATGGAAGCTTTTTTCCGGTGTTAATCTCGACAACTCTCTGATAAACAGCTCCCTGGATGTAATATCCCCATTCATACAGAAAATTCATATTCCCTACATCAGCATGATAGAATGTCTTGGTTATACTCTGACATGTTTTAAGATCAACAATGCACTTATTCTTGATATAACTATCAATCTTAATTTTCCATTTAGCACCGAACATATCAGCGGTCATTATTACCTGCTTTTCACCACTCATGTAAGCCATAAATAAATCATCACGTTCACATCTATTAATCATTTCATTGGCCTTAATATATTTAGCCATAAGGGAACCATCTTTCTTAAACATGCAGGAGTGCTGTGCTTTGAATGTATCAAGAGTTCCTTCAAAATGTGCATCAACATAAGAACCAACCATAAGTGCATCAGAATCTTCCATATTCTCAACCCACTCTTCATTAAGCTTTGCCAATGCATAAGCTTCACATCCCGGACGGCCAAGTGAACCAACAAAATTCTTATACTGCGATACACTTAAATACTCCTTATCGGCTTCTGTACTATAATAATTCTCACTTGTTAGTAACATCTGCAGTACCTCCCATAGGATTAGGAACTTCCTCTTCTACCGGAAAATAATCTTCAGCTTTAGCCTGTCCGTCTTTAAGGGCCTTATATACTCCCTTTAGGTTAATAAATTCATCTTCTCCGAAATCCGCACAATTACGTTCCGCATACTTTTCTATCTGTTCTCTTGTAACTTTGAATTCAACTTTAAATGCATTAATAAGCTTAGTTACTCTTTCATTAATAGGCTCCTTGCCTATTCCTTTCCTAACTGTTTCCTTGCACTCTCCAACAGCCATATCTACAACATCTCCTGGTATAACTCCAAGAATACATGCCCTCATTCGTCTTGCACCAAAGTTAGCTGTCGCCTCATAGATATCTCTACTATCTGTAAGCTGATATGTACCCTTCTTAGTGTCTCTCTTATGCTCTACTGTAAATATCTTGGTTACTCTTGTATTTGATTCCAGATCCCATGCATATGCCATCATCTCTGATGCACCATTCTTCTGTTCAAGCTCTATAACGCCATAATCAATATTACCCCAGTTCTGAGCAAGCGCTTCTGCAAGCCTTATAGATGGTCCCATAACCGTCTGTCCACCTCTTGGATAAGAATATATAGCCTGCTCTGCTAAAGTTGCCCTCTGGCACGTTCTCTTGATTCTCTCCATTGCATCATATTCATCTCTTGGGAACTTCTTAGCCATTACTATTGCCCCCTGAACTTCCTGTGCCTGTCTGCTTATCATCATCTCTGTCTGTGATGTTTTAGGAACAGCCATCTGCTGTCCCATTGGTATCATGCTGTCCATTATTAATTAAACCTCCTATAATTCTGTAACTATTAAATCTGTATCATCTGTTGTTCTTGTTGCTATAAACTGCAGTCCCTTGTCCTTACATTTCTTATAAAGCTGATTTCTAAGTGTTGTAGAAAGCTTCTCCACACCATCTATAAGCAGAAGCTGTATTCCATTCGGCTTCTGCAGAGCTACATCAATGCATAAATCCAGCTTTTCACCCTCTGATAAATTACTGATTGGAAGTCCGTTAATAAGAGGTATTCCGTTTTCAACTGAAAGTCCTTCAATTGGTATACTGCATTCCTCCAGTATTTCACCCGGTAATGTTCGTGCTTTTTCAATCTTATCTGTTAAAATCTGTGACTGCTCTGCCAGCTCGTCTACCTGATCCTGAAGCAATACCATTCTGTCATACTCATTAATATGGGCTTTCATATCTTCAATAGCTTGTGCCTGTTTACTAAGTTCAGATGTATCTTTTATATCCCTATCAACATACTCATTGTACTCAGCACATTGTGCGTTATATTCAGCAACGGAGGCCTCATAAGTTTTATCTGCCAGAGCAAGCTTGTCTGCCTTCTTAGATGCAAGACTGCTCTGTTCCTGCCTTAAACTTACAATCTGTCCTTCAAGTCTTGTAATATCCTCTGTTATCTGCTTATCACGAGAACTGAACTCTCTTTCAATAGCAGCTTTTTCAATCTCTCTATCTGCCTCAAACTTACGGATTTTATTGTTCTTGTTCTCAATCAACTGCTTGGCACGCTCCACAAGCTGATTATCACGCTGAATACTTTCTATCTGTCTATAGATATCTCCGGCAGATGCATTTCTCCACTTCTCAGCGTCATAACCTTCTGGAAGTGTCTTTCCTATGTCTTCTATGAACGCTATCTTATTTCTTCTGTCTCTGTCTATATTCCTTCTGTTCTGGTAATACTCTCCATTTTCACTCTGAATATCATTAAGAACTGAAAGAATATTCTGATCATAATTAACCCATGCCGGTATCTCTCCAAACCATTGCTTAATAGTGTTCATATCCCAGTCATACTGAATCATATCCAGAATAATTGCATTCTGCTGTTTCTTATCCATAGCTATAAACTCTATTGGATTAAGCTGCAAAGGAGTAAATATCTCCTTAAGAAAGGCTTCTGGACTTCCTATTTCACGCCCATTCTGTTTAATAGATTTGTAATCCGCTCTATTGATACGGCTCTTTCTATTAATAGATAATCCGCTGTCTGTCTCAATAAGAATTTCTCCTTCAACAGTTCCCCGTCTTACGATTACATCTCTGCCAGATTTATTGGTTAATGCATATCTTATGGCATCAAGTACTGATGACTTACCTACACCATTTGAACCTGAAAGCTCTATACTTTCACCATTCATTTTAAATTCCCTAATTCCTAATATATCTCTTATCTGTATCTTTGTTGTTTTCATTCATTCCTCCAAATATAAACTGATACTGTCCGTTCCCAGACATCCTAAACTGTCTTAAGTAACGCTGCCTTTCATCCTGGCAATCACATTTCTCTCCAGGATCCAGTCTTGCGCCACAATGTAAACATTTGTAATTCCACATTGCTTTTTACTCCTAAATGTTCTACACTATAATTGATGTTTTTAATTAAGTTGCGGTGTTGTTAGTGCTACTAGCTCACCGCAGCTCTTTTTATATATTTCTTAATCTGTAATCACCTATTGGAACACCTGCTTTACACTCCAGCCTGTGAAGCCTTAACATCCACTTGGATGCATCTTCGATTCTTCCATCTGCAATAGCTGCATTGATTCTCTTATTAAATGCAATTATTTCCCCGGTTATCCTCATTGTTTTATTTTCTCCTTTATCATTTTCTGCTTAATAACACTTCTGGCATATCTTTGAGCTGCTTCCTTAAGATCAGCAACTGCTCTAGCCCTTTCGTCCTCTGACAGTTGTGGTGAATGTACATTCACAACACACCCATCAGGGAATACTGTTGTTTTTAAATCGTATTTCATACATACCACCTCTTATGCTTATACTTACTGTCTTATATGCTTTAGCTGATTGTCCTGATTACTGCTTCTTATCATCTCTGCATAAAACTAATATTGTTATGCAGATAATCGTTGTTATTGCTACTGCTGTTGTGTTCATATCTTCTCCTCTTTATGGTCTTGTATCCACATCAATAAGACTTTCTGTATGAAAATACATCTTGTAATGATATGGGTCTGAATGTGTTCCTGTTATATCCTCAACAACATACATTGTGTAATCATTGAGATATATGTAATTCTTTCTGTATTCATCTGCGCCAGTTTTAATCGTACATACAAGTTCATTTTCACTATCATTGCTTATGCTCATATAGCCTTCTGCTTCCATAATGATTTTATCTGTACGTGCGTTGTATACTGTTATTTTTCGTTCACACTCAAAATAATCTGCCTGCTTTGACATATTGTAATTAACTTTATCTGCTTCACTACAACCTGTCATTGTTAATGATGCACCTAATATTAAAGCTGCTATTATTGTGTTTTTTCTCTTTATCATTCTTCACTCCTTAAGCTGATCTCATCTATCTGTGGTAACTACAGAGTTAAGTAAATGTATATTTACTCTCTCTAACAAGTCCTGAGCTTCCCGGATTGTTAAACCATCTAATGCTTTAACAATCTGAGTAGCTCTCTTAGCACTTTCACCAGTAAATAACTTGCCATCTACTATTAATTCACCTGTTGTCCAATTTCTCCATTCCTGTAATCCAACAGCATTCTCTATTCTTTCAGATAAACACTCCTGCTCATTTTCCTTAGTGCCTGTTTCATTTAAAACCTCACCAACAATGTTGTCTGCCAGCTTGTCTATTAATTCATCTGTATTCTCTTTCACTCTCTCACCTCCTTGTATGTTACTTGCTTGGAAATAATGTCACGAATTGTGACATTATTAATCAAAAAAAATAGACTGTACAGTCTTTTCATAGTATTGAGCTAATTTAACCTTTACTGAGTCTCTCGGTATTCTCTCGCCACATTCATACATTGATAATGCCGAATCGCTTATTCCTACTGCATTTGCCACTTCTGACTGCGACTTAGTTCCACGCAACTTCACTAATCGGCTACCAATCTTTTTAGCATTCAAATTATCACTCCTTTCGTGCCACGTTCTGTGGCTTAGCTATAATATATCATTTGTCACGAACTGTGTCAACACATTTTGTGGAATTTTTCTTGATTTTTCCACAAAACGTGTTATTATTAAACTATACTAAATAGAAGGAGTTGAAACAGATGGGTGATTTTCCTAATATATTCAAAAGAATAAGAGAGCAAAGTGGTTTAACACAACAACAGATGGCAGATAAACTTGGCATATCCCGAAGTGCTATTGGAATGTACGAAAAAGGAGAAAGAGAACCCAACTTTGAAACTCTTGAATTAATAGCAGATACTTTTAATGTAGATATGAATTTTCTTCTGGGTAAAAAACCAACTACAGAAGTTATCCCAGATACCTACTACCTCAATGATGATGCAAGAGATATGGCTCAGTTCTTATATGAGAACCCTGATTATAAAGTTCTCTTTGATGCATCACGCAAGGTTAAAAAAGAAGATATTCAGTTTGTAAAGGAGATGATTGACCGAATGTCTAACAACAACGATTAACAGTAAGAGGGTGAAAAGAAATTGGATACTAATATTGTATACGCTGATATGCCTGTGACAATTAAGGCATACACTATGCATTGTAATGATGATACATACACTATCGTATTAAACTCTAGACACTCCCTGGAGCAGCTTATGAAAGCGTATCATCACGAGATGAAACACATTGAAAATGGAGATTATGACAAACAGTGCAAAGATGTTCAGGTAGTTGAAATATTTGCACATAGAGAAGAGGGGGATATTTAATATGGATATATCTAAGGAACAATTCAAAAATATAAAAAAAGAAGGAGGGTTTTCAAGTTTTACATTTCTTACTACTGCAAAATATATAAATGGAACATCGTCTGCTGAAAAAACCTATTGTAGTATTGGACTATATAACGCAGGATTACTCCTCGACGTTACAGGTAATACAAAATCTTTATATAAAAGCGAGGAACTTACTAATGTATTTTTAGCAAATCCTTACATTGTAATAGAATTTATTGATGATAATTTCTGGGTTTTATCTGCATCAGATAAAAAACTCAAAAAAATATATGATGGACTATTATATACCGGTGTTAATTCTGATATAAAAGATGTACATCAATTCTTAGAAAAAAATATAATTACAGATTCCAATGGTAATGATTTATCTAATAAAATAAAAATCTGTAATAATTGCGGTGATAAGTTACTAGTAAAAGCTGAAAAATGCCCTTATTGTGGAAAAAAGGATACCGGATTTTATATTGTAGATAAAAATGATACTGAAAAAATAAATACAATTATAGGAAATGTGCCACATCCCAAAAATGGCACTCCTATTTGGAATACAAAGAATCCCTCAATTACCAAAAAAGGACAGATTAAAGAAAAAGTAAAAGAAAACAAAGCTAATGGAATAGCTTGTTGTCCTAAATGTGGAAGTACCAGCATAAACTATTCCACTAAAAAATTAAGTTTGGGAAGAGCCCTTCTTGGAGGTGCTACATTTGGAAGTACTGGAGCAATTATAGGCGGACTTTCAAGCAAACAAGGTGTAGTTAAATGCTTAAATTGTGGATACAGTTGGAAATTATTATAATAGGAGGCTAACAATTATGAACACTAAAAGCAAATGGTACTTAAGCACTTGGTTTATTGCACTTTTATGTGCATGCTGGTTTCTTATTATTCCGCCTATAATCGGCATTATTCTTCTTATCATAAAAGCTGTAAATGATAAGAAACAAAAAGAACTATTCACACAAACATTCAATCAAAACAATCAACTATCGCAGGAATATTCTGAAATGAAACAAACATGTGATGAGCTAGGTGTTACTGAATATATAGAAACAAAGAAAAAGATTGAACAAATAGAACAGGAATCAGCCGCAAAGATTGCTTCTGCTGAAAGCGAAGCAAAAGCTAACCTTGATTCTCTCAATGAAGAAATACAGAGTAATAATGTATTAATTGATAAATTGAGAACTGAAATTAATGAATTGCAACAACAGGATGATAAACTAAAAAAATCTCTTGCAACCCAGCAGCGTAAAATATCACGTTCCAAAGAATTGTATAAGAGTTTTGCTTATGCATTTGATAACTTCATAAATTTAGAAATTCCTTATAATAGTTGCATCTTAAGCACAAGTGATTTAGAAGATGCCGAAGAAATTGCTCCTTCAGTAATTCTTAAATTACATTGTATGGACATAAAGAGTCTGCGAAAAGCTTATAGAGATAATGAAAAGCTTATAGACAATCTTTTAAAACAATATTCTGCCAGATATACAACCAAAGCTAATAAAGCTATCTACAACCTAATGGTAATAGCATTAAGAGCTGAACTACAGAATGTATTATATGCACTAAAATATGAAAAGCTAGATACTGCAATTGAACATGTAAAAGATATTTCTGCAAAATACCTTAAGATTGCTGGCGAAGGCAATCAGACTATTGCTGGTACTCTTACAAAGTTCATAGGCGAATTAGAATATCTCTTTATTAATGCTGTTAAAATTGAATATAATTACTATGTTAAACGTGAACAAGCTAAGCAAGAACAGATGGCTCTTAAAGAACAAATGCGACAGGAAGCTGAAGAACGTAAAGCTCTTGAACGTGAAAAGAAACATATTCAACAGGAAGAAGAAAAGTTCAATACTGAAATTAGTAAGTTGCAAGATACTATGTTAAATACTACTGATGAATCAGAAATTGATAAACTCAAGGCAAGAATCCTTGAACTTCAATCTCAATTAGGTGAAGTAATTATTAAAAAGGATGAAATAACTAACTTACAAAATGGTAAAGCCGGTACTGTTTATATAATAAGTAACTTAGGAGCTTTTGGTGAAGATGTATTTAAAGTAGGTATGACACGTAGGCTTGAACCTCAAGAAAGAATTAATGAGCTCGGAAACGCCAGCGTTCCTTTTAAATTTGATGTACATAGCTTCATATTCTCTAAAGATGCTGTAGCTCTTGAAAATAAGATGCACGAAATACTTAATGATAGACGTGTAAATAAAGTTAATATGCGTAAGGAATTTTTCAAGATATCTATAGATGAGCTTGAAAAGATAGTTGATGAAATAGAACCAACGGCAGAATTTAACAAAACAATGGTAGCTGGCGAATATCGTCAATCTCTTTCTTCTGATTCTAACTATACTAACTCATACTCTCTTGATGATGATGATGAAGACGAGTAATTATCGGCTTTGAACCAACCTTTTATGTGCTGGAGATGTGGGAATGAATAATATTATTAAATACAGGAGGTAATAACAATGAATGCATTAGATAAGATTGTAAAAAGCAATCGCATGCCTGTACTTTTTGTTGGGTCAGGCATTTCAAGAAGATATTTGCAAGATTATCCAGATTGGAATGAACTTTTACAAAAATCATTTGATATGTACAATAAGGATTCATATCAATATCAGAAATACATTGACAAATATAGGCGCGAAGGTCTTACTGATTTTGAAATAAATGCAAAGATGGGAACTATTATCGAAAATGAATTTAATGAAGCTTTCTTTGACAGAAAAATTAAATTAAATTTTATTAAAACCAAAAATCCTGCCTGGGTTAAAAGAGGGGTTTCACCTTATAAAATGTACTTATCGAATATTTTTAAAAAGCTCCCATTAAAATCAGCGAATTATCTTAACAAAGAAAAAGAATTATTCCAAAACCTAAAAAATAAAGTTTCTGCTGTCATAACCACTAATTATGATCAATTTCTGGAAAAGGAGATTTTTAATAATGATTACACTGTTTTCAGACACCAGTATGAATTATTTTCCGCTGACAGTTATAATTCAGCAGAAATTTATAAAATACATGGATGTGTCACTGATGCCGATTCTATCATTATTACTGAAAAAGACTATAAAGAATTTACTGATTCAAGAAAGCTAGTTATTGCTAAAATGCTTACTCTATTTTCTGAGTCACCAATAGTATTTTTAGGATATTCTTTCACCGATGAAAATATTCGTAACATTGTAGCAGATTTCTTATCTTGTCTTACAAATGAACAACTAGACAATATTGACGAACATTTTGTATTTATATCATTTAAAAAAGGGGAACGTAAATTAATTGAAACCAAAAATACTATTATTCTTCCTAACGGGCAAAAAATACCCGTTACTGAAATACAAACAGATAATTATCTAAAAGTATTTAGTACACTTAACAAAGTTGTTCCTGGAATATCTCCAATTAGAATTCGTGACACTAAGCGCATTGTTCGAAAAATTGTTGATGAAAACCTTGATTCAGCTAATGCAGAATCAATAATTGTTGGATTAGATGACCTTGATAATATGGATTTATCTTCAAAACCATTAGCTATTGCTGTCGGATACCGAGATAACATTCTAAACAAATACGGATATGGTCTAGTTGATACTGCACTTATATTTGAGGATATTATTTATGATAACAAAAATTTTTCTGCTAAAGAAATGTGTACTGTGCGATTCAAATCTATACCTTGCAATCTGCTTATGCCTGTATATAAATATATTAAAAAAGCAAATTACACATTAATACCAGATTCTCACTTAAAAGTATATGTAGATAAGCACAGCACAATTGATTTAATACTTGGCACATCTGTAAAGAAAACAATTAGCAAATTGCCACACTATACTAATTTTAATGAACTTAAGGCTGGCATTGAAGAACAAGAAGACATTAAGAAAGTTCCTGCTTTAATATTAGCCAATATAGATTTACTTGATATTAATACTATGCGTACTCTTTGCAAAGATATGTTTTTGAAATCAACACCTGAACTACTTAAAGATAACACTTACTTCAAACGATGTGTAATGTGTCTAGATTATTGGGAAAATTATCAATCTCAATTAAAAGAAGAATAGCTAGTGAACCTTTTTTGGTACACACCAAAAACATCACTAGCTAAACTCATAAAATATATACGAACATTTAAATATGTTCTTTACAACTAATCAGTTCACAAGAATTTTTGGCCGTTAGGTAAACCCTATTATAGCATTAAATTCCATAACGTGAACCACAAATAAATAATAACATTATGGTTGTTGAATGTCAATTTTTTTTCACTTTTTTTACAGCTTTTTAGTCGATAAAATATAACTTTTTTCTACATTTAATAATGTTAATAAAAGCCCCTGTGCTACCAACACAAGAGCTTTTACCACGATACTTACATAAGCTGTGCTTATGATATAATACCGCCCTAGACAAGCCATATTATATCATTCATAGCACCGCTTTTGCAAGTGGTGTTATTTTGTACCCATTTTTGAGTTGCACCGGTGCAACTTGCATATATTTTACAGAAAGGATGATTAATATGGTATCTTTTGACAGCATTATTATCTATCTTAGAAAGTCCCGCTCTGACGATCCGGCGCAAACTGTTGAAGAAGTACTAGCAAAGCACGAACGTATACTGCAGGACTATTGTATGAAAGAATATGGCAAAGCTATACCAGAAAAACGTATATACAGAGAAGTTGTCTCCGGAGAAACTATACAGGACAGACCTGTTATGCAGCAGCTTCTTAAAGAGCTGGAAACAGGTAATATATCTGGTGTACTTATCGTAGAGCCACAGCGATTATCAAGAGGTGACTTACAGGATTGTGGCCAGATTATCAATTCATTCAGATACACTAATACTGCCATTATTACTCCGGGAAAAACATACAATTTATCTGATGAATATGACCGCAAGTTCTTTGAGATGGAATTGACCAGGGGAAATGATTATCTTGAATACACTAAGAAGATACTAAACAGAGGCCGTGTAGCTTCTGTAAGACAGGGTAATTATATATGCTCTGTACGTCCATATGGCTACAAGAAGATAACTTTAGGATCCGGTAAAGATAAATGCCACACCTTAGAGATAATCCCAGAGGAAGCTGATGCAATAAGACTTATGTATCACTTATATCTTGATGAGAATATGGGATTTACTAACATTGCAAGAACGCTTGATAGCCTGCACATAAAGCCTCTTAAGTCTGATAACTGGTCTGCTGCCACCATCAGGGATATGATAGACAATCCAATATATATAGGCAAGGTTGTCTGGAACAGCCGTAAAGTTGTAAAGAAATGGGAAAACGAACAGATAACGAAAGTGCGCCCACGTAACAAAGGTGATGATGTTATATGTGTTAATGGCCGGCACGAGGCAATAATAGATGAACACACCTTTGACGCTGCCAGAAATAAAAGAGGTCTTACTCCTAAGGTTAAGAAGTTCAAGGAACTGCGCAACCCACTTGCTGGTCTTCTCTTCTGCGGTACATGCGGCCACGGTATGTCTATGAAAAAATATGTTGATAAGAGAAGCCATACTGGAAAAGTCACTACTGTTATGCTCTGCAATCAGCAGGCAGTATGCCACACCAAGTCTGCACAATATGAAGACATTCTGGCCAAGATTAAAGTATCTCTTTCCAATGCTATATCTGACTTTAAGATAAAGCTTAAGGAACAGGAAAATAATAATATTGATATGCACGAACTCCGCATAGCAAGTCTTGAAGAGGAGCT